TTACAGAGTCTTACTCATCAGGTTCTCACAAGTTTGGTAACAGTTTAGATGACACCCACACCTTTACAGGATCCATTCTCCAGAAAGGGGATTTTAACACAGAAGGTCAGGTAGAAATGAACGGTGCATTAAGGGTGTACAGTACCTCGTCACCCATCTCTTTTTGGAGGAATCAAAACAAATTAGATTTCACAATAGGTAATGGAGATGTACCGGTACCAATTACGATAGATTCTGATAATCAATATAGTTTTGATTTATCATCAGCTGGGGAACTAAATTTTAGAACAGGTACTGGTAGAGGAAGTAGATTTAAAGTTAGTGGAAGTGGACAAATTGTGGTTAACCCTAAAAATTCATTAACAGGTTCAACTGCATTAGTTATTTCCGGTTCTGTCGATATTAAAAGTGGGAGTTCTTTCACCTATGGAGGAAATAAACAATTTAATTATGGATCGTTCTACCATACAGCAAGTATCTCGGTGGCTAATGGAACATCAGGTTCTTGTAATTTCTCTACAACATATCTTAGCAGCGGAATAAGTGTTGTAAGTGGATCAAAAATCACAATTACAAACCCCGGGGTGTATGACCTTCAGTTTCTAGCACAGGTTGCACAAGGCACCGGAGCTTCAAATGTGGCTATGTGGTTTAGAAAAAACGGAGTTAATATCCCCACATCAGCCGCATACTTCACTCAGGGAGGAAACAATAAAAGTATACTCACAATTAATACACTGCAGAGTGTAACTACACCTGGAGAGTATTTTGAAATTATTCACCAAAGTGATGCAAGTAACACAACACTGGAATATACCTCAGCTTCAGGCAATATTCCATCTTCACCTTCTATAACAGTTACAGTAAGTCAAGTTGGGTGATATGTGGAAATTTAAAGACCAGGAAATAACGGAACTTGAACAATTCCCAGAAGGTACTTTTGGGTTTGTGTACAAAGTCACACACACCCCAACCGGAAAACAGTATATTGGGAGAAAACAACTACTTTCTGTGAGAACAAAGAAGCTCACTAAAAAGGAGTTAGAGTTACAACAAGATAAAAGAAAAAGTAAAGTTAAAAAGGTCACAACAGAAGGTGACTGGAAAACATATTACGGATCCAACCCAGAAATCAGAAGACTTATTAAGGAAGGTAGACAGGGTGAATTCTCAAGAGAAATTCTAGTTTTTGTCAACAGTAAAAAATTATTAACTTACTATGAGACTAAATATTTATTCTCAGAAGGAGTTCTGGAAAATCAAGAACTGTTTTTTAATGATAATATTCTCGGAAAATTCTTCTCAAGAGATTTTGGATAAAACACTTAATTACCCAAAAGATTTTTAGTAAAGTTGTAAAAAGGTATTTGACAGAAAAGATCATTGGGGAAATTAAAGGAAAATATAGGGAATTAAGTAAATCTAGAATGAAAAAGAAACAGTTAAAGGAAATAGTTAAAGAAGTTTATAGAGGGTATGAAAATATAGGGGGGAAATTAATACAACATTCCGACCCTTTTGACTCAACAAAACTTAGTAAAATTTTACACAGAATTGCTACATCCACCCCTGAAGAGGACTCAATAGAAAGGGGAAATAGGATGATGGACAAAGGGGATGTAGAAAGGGGTAATAGGATCTTAGATAGAGGTAATGCTAATGTTCCTTTAGATGAAATAGAACTTAAGAGAGTCACAAATGTACATGCCTCTGGTCCGTTAGAAGGACTTCTCGAAGCAGACATTTTCACACAAGGTTTTATTTCTTTAAGCATTTACCGTCAAGCATCCTGGGATAGGAAATTAGTTCTTTCGACAGCTGTAGTACCTTTTAACGAATTTACTGAAAATTATGTAAACACAAAAGTGGAGAAGTATTTTCAAGTAGATGAAGCTATTGCTAAGGAAGTTCCAAGATTTGTAGAAAGTGTTAGAAAAGTAGCCCAGCAACAAATAAGGTGATCAAAGAGATTTTAGAGATTGTAGAAACCCAGATTGAATTAAACATAGGGTACCATGTAGGAGATTTTAAACATCCAGCTGAATCTTTAGAGGGAAGAGGTTGGTATTTCGGGAGTAAAATAGGGTATTTAGGTACAGGGTACTACTATTTTGGGAGTAAAGTTGATGCTGAAAAGCTTTTACAACAAACTAAAAACCCATTTCTATATCAAATCAACCTAACACCTTACAGACTTTTTAAAGCACCAAATCCGGAACTATTTTACAGAGATATTAAACAAATTACACAACTATTAGGTAATTTGAACGGTGTAAGTTTGGAAACTCCCGAAATTAAGGAAAGTTTCCAAGAATTGGCACATATTTTTAGAACTGATCACCAGATAAAACTTACAGAAGATCAAATAATTAATATAATTAAAGGATTTGTTAGGGATGTTCACGAAAAGAAGCCGGGAAAATTACTAAGTAACAGGTTATTGGAACCACAAGGATTTGAAGGAATAGACAACAGAGGGGTAAACACACTAGATCATTACGGGATAGGTTCGGTACTTTTTAAAATTAAATCTGGTACAACCAAAGAATTAAAGAGAGCTTGATAAATTCAAGCTTTTTTTTTATCTTATAATTTAAAGAGGTTTTAATGGAACAAAACATTGTGTTAGGGTACCTGGAAAATATTCTGGGGAAATCCCACAAAAGAGCAAGACAGAATTACGCTTTTAACTGTCCGAAATGTAATCACCGAAAACCTAAACTTGAAATTAATTTAGAGACAAACGAAAAAGGGGAGAACCCTTTTGAATGTTGGGTATGTAAATTTAGGGGGAGAACAATAAAGTCTTTGTTGGAACAAGTTGGAATTCCTAAGGAACATGCGTTAGAGGTATTAAAATACGTTCACAAAGGAACTTCAAGAGAGTATAGGCAAGTTAAGCAAATTGAGCTACCTAAAGAATTTACACCTCTTAATAAAACTTCAGAAATTTCTGTTATAGGAAAAAAAGTAAAGAAATATTTACTTTCAAGAGGAGTTTCCAAAGAGGATATCATTAAACATAATATAGGTTATTGCACAACAGGTGAATACGGGGGTAGAATCATCATCCCTTCTTATAACTGTTACAATAACCTCAACTACTTTACCTCCAGATCTTACGAAAACCATTTCAACAAATATAAAAACCCTGAAGAGGACAAAAACACGGTAATTATTTTTGAAAATTTGATTAACTGGAAAAGACCTATCATTCTTGTTGAAGGAGTTTTTGATGCAATAGCTGGGAAAAGAAACTGTATTCCCCTGTTAGGGAAATCTTTACCAAAGGTCTTATTAAAGAAATTGATAGAGGAACAGAAAGTAGAGGATGTATATGTTGCTCTTGACCAGGATGCAGAAAAACAAGCTTTAGTCATTAGTGAAACTTTACTATCTTTTGGGAAAAGGGTGTTTTTTGTTAGGTTACAAGGTAAAGATCCTAGCCAAATGGGTTTTGAGAGTTTCACAAAAACCTTACAACAGGCAGAAGAACTTAATTTGAATTCAATATTAAGGTACAAACTAAGATGATAGTAAAAGGTACAGATATTTTAAAAGAACATTCTAAAAAGAACATCAACTATTCTGTTGACCTACAGAGAATAGACTTCCTTGATAGGAGAGTGTACAAAAGGTCTGAAGGAGTGTACTACCCTTCAGTGACAAGTATACTAAGTTACATGCCAAAGAATAAGTTTTTTGAGACATGGCTAAAGGATGTGGGACACAATGCAGATATCATTGTTAGAAAAGCTGGAGAGGAAGGAACACAGACACACAATGCAATTGAGGATCTGTTAATAGGTAGAGAAGTCACCTGGATGGACTCAAACGGAGTTGCTAAATACAGTGAACTTGTTTGGGGAATGATTTTAAAGTTTAAAGATTTCTGGGAGCAGGTGAAGCCTAAATTAATATACTGTGAAAGATTTTCATTTTCAGACACACACAAGTATGCTGGAACAGTTGATTTGGTTGTAGAAATAGAAGGAAAAGTTTGGGTACTAGATATTAAAACTTCCACAAGTCTACACAAGTCTTATGACCTACAACTTGCTGCCTACTCTAAAGCTCTTGAAGAGATGGAAGGACTGAAGATAGATAATACAGGTATCATTTGGCTAAAATCTGCTAAGAGAGGTCCAAGTAAAGCCCCGGGAATTTATCAAGGAAAAGGGTGGGAACTTAAAGAAGTGGGTGACATTGATAACAACTTTGAATTATTTAAAAATATTTATAGGGTATATGAAATGGATAATCCTGTTACAGAACCTATTTATTCATCCTACCCTACAACAATTAAATTAGAAATATAACATGAGTGAAAAAACACTTGAAAGAATACTGGATGATGTTTTACTAGGTAACACATTTGACAAATTTAAGATTACAGAAGAGATAGAAAAACTTAAGGAGGGTTCTTCCGGAACACCTGTAGGAGTATTTACCCCCATTTCTTCAAAAGACAGAACCAAATTAGAACACCTATACGAAAAGTTACAACACGTTGTTTCAGATGCACTTTTTGATATGGAGTTTCAACAAGATAGAATTTTGATTAAAAATCAAGGTGATTTAAAAGAAGTTACTGAACAGCATCTTGATATATCAGAAATTGAAAATCACCTTGATGGACTAACAAGATTTTATATTGACCAGGGATATAATATTGAACCTCTACCGGAATTTGAATTAAAGCAAGACCCAACTGAAGCAGATAATATTTTAGGTAAGACAGGTTATTATGAACCTGAGACTAGAAAAATTACACTTTTTATTTTAGGTCGTCACCCAAAAGACATTTTAAGGACAGGTTCTCACGAATTGGTACATCACATGCAGAACCTAGAAGGTAGACTTGGACAAATTAACCAAACAGAAGTAAGTTCAGATTCACATCTGGAAGAAATTGAATCCGAAGCTTACAAGGTAGGTAATATCGTTTTTAGAAAATACACAGAGAGTTTAAAACCAGTAGATGAATAGTTTAACAGAATTGATTTACGGAACAGACCATCCAAAACCGGATTATGAATTATATTGTGACATGGATGGATGTTTAACCAATTTTGAAAAAAGGTTTGTGGAGGAATTGAGAAGAGAGGGACCAAAATACTATTCAAAAGAGGTTATAGACAAGGTTACACGCCCCAAACATTTTGAAGCTTTAGAAGGACCTGATGAGTTTTGGAAATTTGTGGACCAGTATATTGGTCTTGAATTTTGGACAGGGATGGATTGGATGCCGCAAGGACAAAAACTCTGGGAATTTATAAAAAATTACAAACCTAAAATTTTATCTTCCCCATCGAGACATGAATCTTCAAGATTGGGGAAAAAAGTATGGGTTAGGAATCATCTTGAACCTTTACCTGAGGTCATTTTTAGATTTGGAAATTCGAAAGCAGATTTTGCATCACCTAATAGTATTCTGATAGATGACAGGCCAAGTATAATCCAAGCTTGGAAAGATAAAGGAGGAATTGCTGTTGAATGTAAAGATGGGAACACAGCACAGGTGATTGAAAAGTTAAAAGAACTAGGATATGAATGATAGTGTACTAAAAAAAGAGTTTAGATCTAAAGATGTTAATAGGGTAAGGAATCTTGTTACAAAAAATTTCACTGAAGAAACAACATTAGGGGTAGGATATGAACAACCTAAAGATATCCACAACGAAGGTGACGAATGGGAGGAGAATGGTAGAAAATGGACAATAAAAAATGGACTAAAACAAACTGTTAACAAGTTAGATTCACTTAGGAAAGAACTTGAAGTTCCTCTAGTCTGTCCCAAATGCCAAACACCCCTAGACAGTGCTTTACACACTAAGATGTATAGAATTCATGGAATTTGTTTTGACTGTACAGTGGAGTATGAAGGAACATTAAGAGTAATGGGACTCTACCCCAGTTACGAGAAAGCTATGATTCAAGGAAGTTTAAAAGCATTTCTTGGAGATATGGAACAGTGGGTGTTGGAAAACATAGGACAAACAATTACACATGTCACAGAGCAGGGAGATGTAGAATCTTGGGACCACAACAGTAACAAGTTTAAAGAGAAAGCTATTAACAGTCTACAGGATTTTGTAAAACATGTTAATGTACATTTGGGGAAGGAAGAGCAGACTATTTATGATAAACCGTAAAGGGATTAATGAAAAAAATTCCAACTATACACACTGTTGATAGAGCTATTGAGATACTAAAGGAAGGTAAGTACTCCAAAGGTAAAGATGTTAGTGGGGAAATTCAAAAACTACTCAATTTAAGAGAGGCACTTGCAACAGCTACTATTGACTATAAGGATCCAAGACAGGCTGATAAAATCGGTTTGATGTTAGATCCTAATGATAGTTCAACAAAAGCAGCTATTAAGAAAGACCCGGGTATACAAAAAGCTTCTATTGGTAATACGCAGATTAAAGAATCTAAAGATTCCTATACCCCTGAAGAAAGCCAAGCAGTAGGGGAAGCATTTAAGAAACCTTTAGTAGCTTCAATTAGATCTTCAAAGGGGGAACTTAAAGAAGAACCTAGAGTAACAGGGGGAACAAACAAGTTTGAAGTACACCTGGAATATGGACACCAAAGGGGAGAAGACAATTTTACTTTCCACTTAAACCCAAGTTTAGGTAATATCCAATTTAAACAAGGATCAGAATTAGTTGATTTAGTTAAGTTTGAAATTACAGAAGCAAACCAGGTAAGGTTTGATCCATCTGTTGATTTAAAACAGGAGTTGGAGAACCTACTTAAAAAGAAATCTATCACCACACCGGGTATTGAAGATATTAACAGGTTCATTAATGAACGTAAAAAAGCTGTTAATGAATCTTTTTCAAAAAATTCCACAACAGGGGATTACATTAAAGATTTCCGTAAATCAGATGCACCTCAGTTTAAAGGTAAGAGCCAGGAAAAAAGGACACAGATGGCAGTTGCTGCTTCTTTGAACAGTAAAAATGAGAACTGTGTCACGATCATTCAGACTTCCGGAAGTAAAGATAAATTGAAAGAATTAATCAAAGATCTTGCACAACTTTATCGAACATGGGACGAAACAGCACCTAAAGAGGGAATTGAGGAGTTATTATCTACAGCTATGGGTTGTATTTCACAAGTAAAAGAACTACAAAGAGTTGAAACACCTTCGTACTAATAAAGGTAGCATCAAAGACCTACTATTTGAAGCTTATGTTGAGACAGTAAGGGAACTGGAGAAACAAAAGCAACAAATACCCAGTGAAAGAAACTCAAAAATTCCAGGTGATGTTAAAGAAGCTTTAAAAAAAGCTGTAAATTTACTTTTTGGGAAATCATACTTAGATTTTGTAGACAGAATCCAATTAGTTGTTCCCAAACCTTCAGAGTTTCAAGTCTTTCTTAAAAATGGACAATCATTTTATTTGAAATGGTTACCCAAACCACATAAACAGTCAAGTACTGACCCTGGAAGTTTCCAAGCCGAAATAGAAGGAAAGAAGTATTTCCTGAACAGTATTTCACAGTATGAGCAGGCACTCGATAAGTTGGGGGAAATTCTTAAAAATGGACCAATTTCAGCACCTTCACTTGGACAAGAACCAGGGGGAGCACCCGAAACACCAACAGGTGGAGAATTTGGAACTGGAGACACAGGTGGAGGACCAACACCTACAGAATTTGGAGCACCACCCCCTGAGGATAAAGGACCTGAACTACCAGATGATTTTACAGGACCTGAAGATGAAACACCGAACGCATTATAGTTTATGAACGTACAAGAGACATTTACACCAGAATCCAAACTGGCACAGGTTATCCAAGCAGCATGGGCAGAACCAAATCCAGATAAAGCTAAACAACTTGTTATTGATTTGATAGAACCTACAAGAATACACTCTAGAGATTCAATCCTACAGACTCTAAAAGGTATCACAAACAAACAAAAATTTGATTATTACTTAGCAAACTCCTTACTAAAATTTGAAAAAATGGGATTGAAAGAAACACCTATTAAAGAGGGTAAATTAACTTCTCGAGATAAACTCTTGATTGAGATGGTAAACACGGCAATGGCTCACCCTCACGATACAGACGACCTTGAAAACAATTTGTCAAATGATGCCGCTTATGACCAGGCAATGGACTCTATGGAAGACACCACCACCGGAATTTCAGAGGTAGAAGATCTTGTTCAAGAAAACCCAATTCCTGAATATGAAAGTATCGAGGAATTGATGAAAGAGATTGACAGGGGAACTTCAAAAGCAGCTTTAGAATACAAACTAAAGAGAACTAAAGAAATTTACGAAGCTTTAGAAACACAGTTAACTTCATTAGAGGAGGGAGAACACGCCAAACATATCGACAAAAAACACACAAGGCAGATGAGAAGGGATATTGCTGCTTTAAGAAGAAATGAAAGTAGATTGTTGAGAGAGTTTGATAGAAAATACCCTACAAAAACCAGAAAGAAAGATGTAGAAAAGAAAACTACAGAACCTGTTGAGGAACTTACAATTAGTGAAAGTAGATCAAGAGTACTCAATATGACCCAAAACAAAACACAAATGACAGAAAGTAGAGATTCTAATTTTGATTTACGATCTTTTCTAATAGAAAATAAATTAACATTAAACTCAAAAAGACTTGTAGAGAACCAAACACCAGAGGCAAATACAATCCAGTGGCATGATGCGATAGGGCACCTAAAAACCACTATTGAGGGATATAAAATTTATGAGTTGGATACGTCTGGACTGGACGGGATCTACTACTATGTTGTAGACGGACCTCAGGGAAAACAACTGTTCACCTATGATTCCGACGAGGAGGATTCCCACGAAATTACCGATATCCAAAATAAGTTACAAGTACCGGTGTCAGTTGCTAAGTGGATATCTGATGACATCCAAGATGCAAATGAGTGGTACGATAACCAGGAAGATAACATTGCTAAAGGAAATTATATAAAACCTGGACAATAATTACATAGGAGTATTTTATAACCCGGTTTTTACCGGGTTTCCTTTTGTTCTATATTTATTCTAAAAATAGTCTATGGAACAAACACAAGACATAAAACAGATAGTCACACAGGAGTATCTGACTTGTGCAAAAGACCCGGCATACTTTATGAAAAAGTATTGCTACATACAACACCCAAAAAGAGGTAGGATACTTTTTAAATTATACCCTTTTCAAGAAGGGGTGTTACACCTTTTTAGGGATCACCCGGATTTAATTACACTGAAATCTAGACAGTTAGGGATATCAACATTGGCAGCAGGTTATGCACTATGGTTGATGCTTTTCCATAAGGATAAGTCTATACTTGTATTAGCAATTACACAAGCTACAGCTAGGAACCTGGTTACGAAGGTTATTACCATGTACGATAACCTTCCAACATGGTTAAGAGTAAAACATGAAGAGAAAAATAAACTTTCACTTAGGTTAGTTAACGGATCTAAAATTGTTGCAAAATCGTCCAGTCCAGATGCTGCAAGGTCTGAAGCAATTTCACTACTTGTTATTGATGAGGCAGCTTTTGTGGAAAATGCAGAAACAACATATGCAGCCGCTCAGCAAACTTTAGCAACAGGGGGACAATCACTTATACTTTCTACACCCAACGGAATTGGAAACTGGTTTCACAAGATGTGGGTAGAAGCTGAGACAGGGGAGAACGGATTCATCCCTGTTAAACTTCCCTGGACAGTTCACCCAGAAAGAGATCAGACGTGGAGAGATGAACAAGATAGGAAGTTGGGGCCTCGATTTGCAGCACAGGAATGTGAATGTAGTTTTCTAGCATCAGGGGATACAGTAATTGAACCTGAACTGCTAAACTATTATGAACAAACAACAGAGTGTGATCCATTAGAAAAAAGAGGGGTGGATGGAAATTTATGGGTATGGGAATATCCCGATCCGGTAAAAGATTACATGGTTGTAGCAGACGTTTCTCGTGGAGATTCTGTTGACTTTTCTACTTTCCACATTATAGATGTCGAATCACTACTACAGGTAGCAGAATACAAGGGTAAAGTTTCGCCAAAAGATTTTGGAAATATACTTGTTGGGATTGGGACAGAATACAACGATGCATTACTGGTTGTGGAAAATGCAAATATTGGATGGGCTACAATTGAACAAATTCTATCAAGAGAATACAGAAATTTGTACTACTCATCTAAATCTGACAATGAAACTGCAGAATCCTACATGAACAAGTTTGAGAGAGATAGACTGGTTCCAGGGTTCACAATGTCTCTGAGAACAAGGCCTTTGGTAATTGCTAAACTAACAGAGTATTTAAGAGAGAAACAAATACAAATAAAATCCAAGAGATTACTTGCAGAGTTAAGAGTGTTTGTTTGGAAAAATGGAAAAGCACAAGCGCAGGTTGGATACAATGATGACCTTGTTATAGCTTTTGCTACAGGTTTGTATGTTAGAGATACAGCTGTGAGGTTAAGACAACAAGGATTGGATCTTGCAAGAGCACAGTTAAATTCTTTTACAACAATCAATACCCGGACACCAGGAGTTTTTAACGTTGTAAGTCCGTACAATAATCCTTATATTCAAGAAACACCGAGAGGTCCACAGGATATTTCCTGGTTACTAAGCTAAAGAAAGATAAATGGCAGAATCAAATTTATTCTCATCCCTGCAGAGGATGTTCTCCTCAGATGTACTAGTTAGAAATATAGGGGGAGATGAATTAAAAATTGCGGATGTCAACCACATCCAATCATCTGGGAAATATCAGACAAACTCCCTATTGGATAGATTTTCAAGATTGTACATTTACAACAACAGAAATATATTCAATCCCAATCTCAACTACCAGACGTTAAGGATACAGTTATATTCCGACTATGAAGCTATGGATACAGATCCGCTTATTGCTTCAACCCTGGACATATTAGCTGACGAATCTACTTTGAAAAACGACCAGGGAGAGGTACTTGCAATTAGATCATCTGATGAGAGAATTCAAAGTATTTTATATAATCTGTATTACGATATCCTAAACATAGAATTCAATCTATGGTCGTGGGTTAGAAACTTATGTAAATTTGGAGACTTTTTCCTAAAACTGGAGATATCGGAAAAATTCGGTGTTTACAATGTAATACCTTATACAGTTTACCATATAGTGAGGCATGAGGGAACAGATAAAGATAATCCAACAAAGGTACTTTTTACTATTGACCCGGATGGATTAGCAGCTACTTCAGATCCAAATTTTGTACCCAATCAAAACAAAAGTATTGTAACATTAGATAATTATGAGGTAGCCCACTTTAGGCTACTCTCAGATACAAACTACCTACCTTACGGAAGATCTTACATCGAACCTGCAAGAAAAATTTATAAACAGTTAACATTAATGGAAGATGCGATGTTAATTCACCGTATCATGAGAGCTCCAGAAAAAAGGATGTTTTTCATTAATGTGGGTGCAATTCCTCCAAATGAAGTGGAACAGTTTATGCAAAAAACAATTGCAGGAATTAAAAAAACACCTTATGTAGATCCACAGACCGGACAATATAACCTTCGATTCAATATGCAAAATATGATGGAGGATTTTTATTTACCGGTAAGGGGAGGAGATAGTACAACCAGAATTGAAAGCACAAAAGGACTTGATTACGACGGGACCAATGATATAGAATACCTTAGAGATAAGATGTTTGCTGCTCTAAAGGTACCAAAAGCATTTTTCGGGTATGAGAAAGATTTAACAGGGAAATGTATTCACCCGGATACTGAAATCAGGTTACTTTCCGGACAGACCATGAGAGTGGAAGATATTGCTAAATGGTACAAAGAGGGGAAAGAAACACTCTACACCTATTCTTACGATTTTAGTACTGACAAGGTAGTCCCAGGTAAGATAGTTGCTGCTGAAAAGACAAGGTTGAACGCAAGTGTAGTAGAAGTTCTACTTGATACAGGTGAAAAACTAATAACAACACCGGATCATGGATTCTTACTTGCAGATGGAACACGTATCGATGCACAAGATTTACAACCTGGGGACATTTTAAGGGTAATTGAAACAAGGATCGAAGAAGGACAGGAACAAATATACCAGGTGGAACTGGGAGGATGGCAGGTAATAACACATCTAACTTTAGAAAATCCGGACACGGTACTACATAAAGATGTCAGAAATGAAACCTTGATTACTGTTAACAGTGTTAGGTTTTTAGATGAAAAAGTTGACACGTACAATCTTGAAGTTTGGGATAAGAATGAAAACCACAATTACCTAACAGGTACAGGGGTTGTTATAAAAAACTCGACACTTGCTGCGGAGGACATAAGGTTTGCTAGAACAGTAGAAAGAATTCAAAGAATTGTAGAAAGTGAATTAACCAGGATAGGACTTGTACATCTGTATGCACAGGGATTTGAAGGAGAATCTCTTACAAATTTTGAGATTAGATTAACGACACCTTCTATTATATTTGAACAGGAGAAAGTAGCTCTACTTAAAGAGAAGGTAAGTCTTGCTAAAGAAATGCAGGATTCAAAACTATTCTCTTCGGATTTTATTTATGACACTGTTTTTAACTTCTCTGAAGATCAGTATTCCGAAATGAGAAATCTTGTCCGAGAAGATGCTAGAAGAAGTTTCAGAATTAATCAGATTGAAAATGAAGGAAATGACCCGGTAATTACAGGACTATCTTTTGGAACACCACATGATCTTGCTTCACTATACGGAAATAGAACACAGGGAGATTTACCGGTAGGATACCAGGAAAAATCGCCAGAAGGTAGACCTATTGTACATCATTCTGTAATAGGTACACATGAAGATCCGGTAGGGGGAAGAGACAGGTTAGGGGTTCAAGACATGAAAAAGGTTGGTATTAGTGAACAGAACAAACATTACAATCAACAAACAAAAATAGTAAAAGAGAGGTTTAAGGATACTTTTACCCCAAGAAAAACACTTCTTTTTGAAAGTCAAGAACCAGAAGGGGAGAAACTACTGGATGAATCCCAAATTCAAGAAGACATATAACAGTAATAGAAAATTGACATATTTATTGAAAAGACTGTAAAATTGTGAAGATAAAACATAGTAAATTTAAAAACACGGGGTTAATATTCGAACTACTTGTTAAACAAATTACCTCGGATACACTTTCACAAAAAGATTCCCCTGCTATACATATATTAAAACAGTTTTACACGGGAAATTCAAACCTGGTTAGGGAGTTTAAACTCTATTCATTCCTGTCGAAACATAAGGGAGTGGAACCTAGTAAAGCTGAACAGGTGGTCAACACTATTGAGGAACTGACTAAGAAACTTGACTACACAGGGTTAAAAAAACAGAAGTACGAATTAATTAAAGAGTTAAAAAATCACTATAGTTTAGATGATTTTTTTGCAACTAAGGTTGAACAGTACAAACCATTTGCTGCACTTCACTGTTTGGTAGAATCCAAGATTAAACCAGACGCATTTGACCCAGGGGTGTATATGGATAATAGGACGACACTACTGGAACACTTAGTTGAAAAACAGAATTTAGATCTGGAAAAAGACCCGTCAGTTAAACTTTACGAAGATTCTGAAAAGGATATTAAGATTTTAGCTTACCAAATACTTCTTGAAAAATTTAACAAAAAGTACACCAACTTACTACCTGTACAGAAAAACTTACTCAAAGAGTATATACTTTCGGTAGATTCAACTTCAAAACTGAGGACATACGTTAATGAAGAGCTTCAAAAAATAAAAGAACAGTTGCCTAAGTTTTATGATTCTGTTCAAGACGGTATTCTTAAAATCAAACTTGAAGAGGTCTGTAGAAACATTAAACCATTACAGGTAACAGAAAAAGTGGGTGATACAAATCTAGTAAAACTCTTACAGATGTACGAACTTATCAATGAACTTAGTACCGGTGAAAAGAATAGAAATTAAAAAGGTTTTAAAAGAAATCCTAACCGAAGATGGGAATGTAAGTTCAAGTGTAGGAGGATACCTAACACCTAAAGCTTTTTCGAAGTCCGGACAAAAAAAGAATGTTGCTACTAAAACAGCTGAACATTTGGGTATGAAAACAGTCAAAAACATTTAATAAGATAGATGAGAACTTTACAAGAAAAGTACCAAGCTATTCAGGAAGGTAACTATTCGAAAGGACAGTTTATTGCAGAGGCAAGAACACAACTACCACACATAATTACACAGTTTAACGGATATGAAGATACCGTTCAGATTTTAAAAAACAAAGGAATTCTTACAGAGGCGATGAGAGACTCTTTAAAAAGTTTTAAAGGGTTGAAGTATGAAATTTGGTACCAAGCCCCAAAGGGATATTACGTAAAGGGAGTGGGGGAATTAAACAAAGCTATAGGTCATGGATTTTTTGATACGAGTAAGGAGGCTGAGGAACACGCAGAAATGGAGATTAACGGATACCTTGATGATTACGGTGATGACTTAGGGGAAGGTACCGGGAAAGTTAAAAGGCAGTTAGTTAGTGAATCTAGACTTACAAACAAGAGTTTACCTGATTACAGGTTTAAACCCACCAATGAGTTAGACAAATACCCGTACGAACAAATTCTTAGAGGACTAAGAGTGGAGTTGGAAGGAATGGGAATTTGTGGAGTACCAAACACAGATGAGTATAAACAAGCTCTAGCAAAAGTTCTTAGAAACCTTCATAAAGATGAAATTTTTTATACCAATCAATTAGCAGGGGAAACCAAAAACACGGACAAAAAAGATTCATTAGTCCCGGTAAAGGTAAAAAAACAGGAGGTCACAAACAGTGTTGATACTTTTAATGGATTAAAAAAAGCTACACTAAAAGAAGGGTTCAAAAAAATTATCACTAGGATTCTAACAGAGGGAGAAGATCCATTAAAAGACTATTATCAGACAAAAGAAGTGGATAAAGAACCTATTAACGAAGTCTCACAGAATGATCCGAAAATTGAAAAACTGGTTAATGGAATTAACACACTAATTTCACAAGCTGTTGATCAAGACGGGGACAAAATAGGGGTAATTTGGCCTGGAGGAACCTGGGATGAACCTTACACCTATGAACCACTGGTTTATAGAAATGGACAGTTAACTGTAACCTGTCAAAGTGCTTACGGAGGAAAACCTGAAACAGAAACTATTCTGAAAAGAAATATGGAACTGGACGGATTACCTTTACTTAGAACACTTCTTAGACTGTATAAAAAAGCAACTAAACAGGTAAACGAATCCGGTGAACATGACATCATGATGAGGTTGTTAGACACAGGGATAGAAAGTAGAGAAGAAATTCAAAACTACATTAAGAAAACTTACCCAACTTACCCAGAACAACAGGTTACTTTTCTGACTAATTTATTTTTTGATAAGTACCAGTAATATGAATAACCTACTAATTTCAACAATCCCTTTTAAGGGGACACTTAACGAATCTACATCATCACCCGGAGTTTATGAGGTGGTAGGAGTTATGCAAAGAGCTGGTTCCGAAAACCAAAACGGAAGAATCTATAAGAAAGAACTTCTAGAAAGGGAAGTTGAGAAGTATATCGAGAGTTTTGTAAAAGTGGGAAATGCCTATGGGGAGTTAGACCACCCAGAATCACCGGTCGTATCACTCAAGAATGCATCCCATGTGGTTAAAGATTTGTGGTGGGAGAATGATACCCTGATGGGGAAA